CGGCAATTTTAGCTAACAAAGGATCAATCGCCAAAGAAATTTTCCAGAAGGTTAGGATAGCCTATGAAAAACTTCCTTATTGGTTACAAGTTGGTGTAATAGAATGGGTGAAGAAAAGTTGCCAATTAGAAAATGGTTCCCGTTGTTTTAGTGATTCAACAACTGCAGATGGTATTCGTGGTATCACAGCTCAGTTCCTTATGCTTGATGAATTTGCCTTTATCAAAAGAACAATTGCAGATGAATTTTTCGGTAGTGTGTATCCTACAATTTCTGCTTCCAAAGAGTCTAAAATTGTAATTGTTTCCACTCCAAAAGGATTAAATCATTTCTATGAAGTGTACACCAAAGCTCAAAAAGGTAAAAATGATTTCAAATCGTTCAGAGTTGATTGGTGGCAAGTTCCAGGAAGAGATGAAAATTGGAAAACTGAAACTTTAAAGAACATCGGTGAAGTTCGCTTTGCTCAAGAGTATGGAAATAGTTTTATAGGTTCCTCTTTCACTCTCATCAAATCAAGTGTGTTAGAGATGATGGATTTTATTGAACCAATTGACACAAAAGATAACTTAAAAGTATTTATCAAACCAATTAAAAACCATAAGTATGTTTGTGGTATTGATATAGGGAAAGGAACTGGAGGGGACTATTCAGTAATTCAAGTTCTTGATATGAGTTGTTATCCAATTCAACAAGTAGCCATTTATAGAACTAACACAATATCAACTAACAAATTTCCTGATAAGATAGTTGAAATCGCTCAATTATACAATCAAGCTTTTGTGATGATTGAAAATAATGATATTGGAGATGGAGTTTGTAACAAAGTATGGAATGATTTACAGTATGTAAATCTTGTAAATTACGGAAAATCATCAACAGAAATAGGAATAAGAAGTACAAAATCAACCAAACCTCAAGCTTGTTTGTTACTGAAAGAATTGATTGAAGAAAATAAGTTGATAATTAAGGATAATGACACAATCTATGAGCTATCCAAGTTTGTTGAAACAAAAGATAATGTATTTAAAGCTGAAGATGGTGAAAGTGATGATACCGTTACATCCTTAATTTGGGCTGTTTTTATCCTGAAAACCGGTTATCTTGAAATTGGTGATATTATTAAAAAAGACGAAGATGATGAAAATTATTCCGCAATTCCTCTTCCTATATATATAACTCCCACTTCTGAAGTTGAACACGAAGAAATAAGTTGGTTACTTCAATAAAAATTGGTTTTTAAAAAATATAAATATCTATGATAAAGAATGTAAGTAAATGAAGGAGTCTCTACATGACTATTCTGGAACAAATTAACGATTACCTAAATGAAGCAAAAAATCCTTTTGCCTTATACGATGAAGTAAAAGGTTGGGAAGAAGCAAGTGCAGCGATTCAAAAAGCTGCGGATAAAGCTGATAAGACAAAATTTAAATATTTAGACGATGTAGATGATTCCCCAGTATTTGGTCCACTTCTAAAAAAGTATAAGAAATATGGTGCAACAGATACTATGTCAAGAGAAGCAATTGTTACTTATATACAAAGGAAAAAATAACAAAGAGATACTACCCTCTCTAAATAGGTAGGCTTAACTTTAAAGGAGAAATAATAAATATTATGGGTTATATAAGAGGAGCAGAAAAATATTTGAAAGAGGGTATTAAAGAAAGAATAGATAATTATCTATTAGAAGGTGCATATGGCAAAGATAATCGTGACCCTCTGCAGTCCTATCTCATTAGCAAAGAAGAAGCAGAATTAAAAACTAAAATTTTAAAATTAATAGCGTCAGTTAGAAAGCTATCTGCTGAAGACGAGAATACTATAAAGAAAAATAAATTAAACCTAGACGAGTTAGATGCTTGTTTTAGTGTTTATACTAAAATATATAACATATATGAATCAGAAGAATACTTAGCCAATTCAGCTTTCTGAGTATCGAACGGAAATGGTAAAATAAATGGTGATACTACCCACCACATTAGGTAGGCTTAACATTAAAGGAGAAAATACAAAATGCCTCAGTTTTTAAGTCCAGGAGTTCAAACAAATGAAATAGATTTATCTACAAGTGTAGTTGCTGGTGCAACTAGTGTTGCCTGTTATGTAGGTAGAGCTATCAAAGGCCCTATCAATCAAAGAGTATTAGTTACAAGTGAGGATTATTTCCATCAGATATTTGGCAATCCTAATGATAATACATATCAAGATTTCTTCACAGTAGCAGGATTTTTATCATATGGTAATGCTCTTTATTTCGTTAGAGCAGTTGATGCCGCAACAGCAAAATGTGCTGATCTTTCAGCCATGACAACTGGTGGACCTGCAGTTGTAGATACCAACGGTACTTATGTATCAGATTGGACAACTTTCGTTCCTAATTTTAGTGCGAATGAAAAGTACAAGTTTATGGCAAATAGTGTTGGTGTATACGCCAATACCACTATTCAAATTGGTTTACTTTCCTATGCAACTTGGAATGCTATTACTACATTAGTATCTGCTTCAGGTTGGGGCGCAGTAGCTACTTCTCCAACACTTTCAGGATATTCCAACTATGCAAGCAAAATTGAATATGGCCCAATTTCTTCAGACGAATCAATCGTTTTGGTTCAAACACTTCAACCTGATGGTGTGACTTGGGATATGGCAGAAACTTGGTTAATTTCAGATACAAAAACTGCTCAAGACGTATTTGGTAATAACATTTACTGTGATCAAGCAATCAATAATAGTTCACATTATATACTAGGTTTCAATAATGCAGGATTAACTGGAGTAGCTGCACAATCTTTCGTACCAACAACCATAAATGGTGGTGCTGACGGAACCTATAATGAGGCTGATATTGTAGCTGGTTACAACCTATTCTCTAATCCAGAAGATACTTCAGTTAACTACATAATTGGTGGTTCACATACCACAACAAATACTGCTGCCGCAATTCTATCCTTAGCAACTACAAGGGCTGACTGTTTTGCATTAATAGATGTTCCACAATCAGATGTAGTTAATGTGGCAGATATTTCAACTGCAGTTAGCAACTGTATTGATTACAGAAACTTCGTATTGAATCCAAATACCACATATGGCGCCATGTATTGCAACTGGTTATACGTTTATGACAAGTATAATGATATTAATAGATGGATACCATCTTCTGGACACGTAGCAGGTATTTACGCCTATACTGCAAATGTTTCAGATGCTTGGTTTGCACCAGCTGGTCTAAATCGTGGTGTGTTGAAGAACATTATCAAGTTGGCCATCAATCCTTCAAAAGGATATAGAGATCAACTTTATCAAGCTCAAATCAACCCAATTGTTTCTTTCCCAGGACAAGGAATTGTTGTTTGGGGACAGAAAACACTATCACCTAAGCCAAGTTCATTTGATAGAGTTAATGTTAGATTGTTGTTCTTGTATATGGAAATCGCTATTGCAAGAGCCGCAAAGTTCGTAGTATTTGAACCAAATGATTCTTTGACACAAAATATCTTCAAGAATATGGTTATTCCTTTCTTGGAAGATATCAAAGGACGTAGGGGAGTTTACAACTATATGGTAGATGTGAGTGCCAAAGTGAATACTCCTCAAAGAGTTGATTCGAATCAGTTCTGGGCAAATATTTACATTCAGCCAGTGAGAGCCGCAGAGTTTATTTACATCCAGTTTATTGCAACAAAGACTGGTGTAGACTTCTCAGAGCTTCAATAATAGAATAATTTGTTTTCTCTTGAAGGTCTTTTCTTCGACCTCCTCCTCGAACGGAATGTAATCGTTTCCTTCAAGAGAATTAATCCTAGATTCAAATTAAGGAGAATAATATGGCATTCAACGTAGCAGAGTTTAAAGCAACAGTAAGAGACTTCGCAAGAGTCTATCAATTTGAAGCTCAGATCATTTTTCCAGTTGCAGTTACTGGAGGCACTTCAGATCTAGTTAATATCTTGGCAGAAACAACTTCTATGCCAGGAAGAGCAATCGCAGCAGTTCCAATGGAATTTATGGGTATGCCTTATAATCTTGCAGGTATGGTGTCTTATGATCCATGGAAGGTAAAATTTCGTGTTGATGATAATTTAGATGTCTATAAAAAGTTTCGTGCTTGGTCTGAATTAGGAATAGGAACAGAAACCAATTTGGCCGCATTTCCTGCACAGTATAAATCAGCACCAGTATTATATCAACTTGATACCAATGGAAACAAAATTGCATCTTATACCTTAAATGGTGCATGGGTGAGTGATGTAGGAAATTTG